CGGTTCTCGGCTCGCCTTCAAGAATAGCGACCTCGCGAAGTACGCGGGAAAGCAGTTCATCGAGATTTACGCCGACTTCGTTTTCAAGCCGAAATGTGAGAGCGACAACAAATAATATCACTAACCGGGGCGGCTCGGTTAGTGGTCGCCCCACAATTTCAAAATTCAATGGAAAAAGTATTAGGACAAGAGTACGGAAGAGCAGCCGACAGAGTTGCGTTTCTCCGTGACAACTGCGACGCGGTTGAGGATTTGGGCTATGTAAAGCAGCTCAAAACCGAGGAAATCGAAGAGTTGAAAGATCGCTTGGTTGAAAACAACATTCAGTTGCGCGATGTCCGCGCCGACAAGAAGGCAGCGAACAAAGAGTTCAACGACCAAATCAAGCAACTTGAAGACAGCAACGACGAGGTGACAGCAAAGTTGAAGGAACGCAGCGAATATGTTACTGAACCTTGCTACAAGTTCGTTGACGAGGACACCCGCGAGGTTGGCTACTACAACGACGAAGGTGTGCTTGTATATTCTCGCCCGGCTCGTCCCGACGAGTGTCAGAGAAACATTTTCAAGGCTCTCCGTACAGGTACAGAGGGTTAGTCAATAACATTCAAACTCATTTAACAATGGAAAAGAAAATCAAAGAAGAGGTACAGAAGCAGATTGCTGAAATGGTTGCTAACGGTCTGCCTGCTGGCTGTGGTGAAATCATTATCCGCGAGGGAAAGGCGGTAGAAGTAAAAGAACCCGTCAAGGTAGCTATTCGTGGCACTATTGACGCAGCCGCTCGCTGGCTGGAAACTCGTTTCGACTGCTTGAAGGAGAAGACCTGCCACATTCTCGTGAACCGCGAGGAGTTGTATATCAAGTTGCAGTGCAACGAGAACAACCATTACGGAACGGTCATAGCGGGTTACCTGGAATTGTCGCCCGAATACAAGAAGTTCGGCATCAACAAAGGCGAGTACATTACTCACTTTGAAATGGCAGAACTTATCAAAATGAACCGTTCGCACTTCGAGAACAAGACCGAAGCGATGAAACTTGTAACAGAGTTGCAGAACTTCAAGGCGAAGGTTGACAAGGAGATTGAGGACTGCGACAACAAGCGCGGCGACCGTCGCCTGCTCGTCAATCAAGCAGTACAGCACAACCTTCCAGCAGCGTTCAGCCTTGTAATTCCTCTCTTCAAGGGTGGCGAGAAGCAGACAATCGAGGTCGAGGTATATGTAAACCCAGCCGACTTCACTTGTACCCTTGTTTCCGCATCGGCTAACGACCTTGTGGAAGAGTTGCGCAACAACGAAATTGATGCAGTTCTTAACCGTATCAAGGAGCGTTGCCCGGACATCGTGATTATTGAGCAGTAAGTTTAACCAGCCCTGCCCGTGCTTTTCGTGGTTGCGGTACGGGTGGGGCTTAATTCCACAACAACAATGAGCGAAGCAGGAAAGGAATACGGGGAACTCGTGAAGGAACTCCGAGAAAACAATTTCGAGCGGTTCAAGGCTAAAACTCTTCCCCGCTTGGAGAGCAGCGAAGAGGTTGAGAATATCACCGAAAATTGCTTCTCTTTTGCCGTTACGACAAAGAGCAACGGCGTGATTGACATCTTCCCAAAGGCAAATAAACTCCGCATCAGAAGGCAAAATAAATGGGTTAAGCCGATAAAGCCTTGGTTGCGCAAACATATACTCAAATGTACGAATTAAGAGATTATCAGAAGCAGGCTGTTGATGTTGCTGTTAACTTTTTCCAAACCGGGAACAAGAAGAACGGCATAATTGTCCTACCTACGGGAGCGGGCAAAAGCCTCGTGATAGCCAATATAGCATATAGGCTGGACGCTCCGGTGCTTATATTCCAGCCCTCAAAGGAGATTTTGGAACAGAACTACGAGAAGCTGTGTTCCTACGGGGTTATGGATGTAGGCATCTTTTCCGCATCTTTTGGGCGCAAGGAGGTTCGCAAAATCACATTCGCCACTATTGGCAGCGTGAAGAGCCATAAAGACTACTTCCGATTGTTTCGCTATGTAATCATTGACGAGTGTCACGGTGTCAATGCAGAGGCGGGTATGTACAAAGACTTCATCGAAACCATACAATGCAAGGTGCTGGGGCTTACCGCTACACCTTACCGTCTGTATTCAAGTAGGTTCTACGGCTCAATGCTCCGTTTCATCACCCGTACCAATCCGAGAATATTCAACGAAATGCTGTATGCGGTGCAGGTTCGTACGCTGCTAAATCGCGGCTACCTTGCGCCAATGAATTACTATCAGTTGAACATCGTTGACACTTCGAGATTGAAGGTAAATAGCACGGGAGCCGACTTCACCGACGCGAGTGTACGCCGTTACTACCGCGAAATCAAGTTCAACGACAGCCTCGAAAACATCATCAGAAGGCTGCTTGTCGCAGGGCGTTCCTCTATCCTCGTGTTTACGCGCTTCATTGACGAGGCAAACCACATCGCCAGGATTTTTTCAGATTGTGCCGCCGTCGTTTCGAGCGACACCAGCAAGACAGATCGCGAAAATATCCTTCGGCTTTTCAAGAACAAGCAAATCAAGGTTGTGGCAAATGTCGGCGTACTGACAACGGGTTTCGACTTCCCGGAACTCGCTACGGTTGTGCTGGCTCGACCTACAATGTCGCTTGCACTCTACTATCAGATGTGCGGCAGGGCAATACGCCCGTTCCCCGGTAAAGTGAGTTGGGTTGTCGATTTGTGCGGCAATTACAAACGCTTCGGACGCGTCGATGATTTGGAACTCCGTCAGACAAAGCCCGGTATATGGGCTGTATTCTCGGGGGCAAAGCAATTGACGAATGTTTATTTTAGAAAATAAGTGATTACAATATAATCGTTGAGTAAATTATGGGCGGTTGGATTAAGATATTTAGCAAGTTTCTTCAATGGGAATGGTTCGATAAAGCAGAAATGGTTCAACTCTTTATCTACCTTCTCCTATGTGCAAATTACAAGGATTTGTATTGGAGAGGCATTCCCGTCAAGAGAGGTCAGCTATTGACCAGCCGGGACAAAATCAGCAAAGATACGGGACTCACAGAACGACAGATAAGAACCTGCCTTTCGCGCTTGAAAACGACGGGCGAAATAGCCGTCAAAACGACCAACAAATATTCAATCATAACTATCTGTAAATATGAGGAATACCAAGACGATTTGCAGAGTGCGCGACCAACAGAACGACCAGCAGAATGTCAGTCAAACGACCGACAAGCGACCAGCAAAGCGACCGACAAAGCGACCACAAGTACAGAAGATAAGAATATAAGAAATAAAGAAATATCTATATCAGAAGATATAGATACAAAGAAAAGCCGCAAGGCGGCTTCTCCTTCTGCCTCTGACGAGGCACAAGCCGAAGAGCCTGCCGAGAAGATTCCTTTTGCGGAAATTAAAAACCTTTGGAACTCTACCTGCACGGGCTTCGCCCGCTTGGTAGTGATATCCGACAACCGCCGAAACAAAATCAGAAACCGCGTTGCGGAAATGGGCGGCGTTGAAAAGGCACTCCCCATCATCAAGACGATTTTCGAGAAGGCGCAGGCAAGCAGCTTCCTTAAAGGCGACAACAAGCGTGGCTGGAAGGCTTCTTTCGATTGGTTCTTTGAGAACGACAAAAATTGGGTGAAGGTCTTTGAAGGCAATTATGACGAAAAGCCAGCAGGAACACCACAAGCAAGACAATACAAACCTAAAGATGATGTAAACGACTTATGGAAGTAATTGACAACATTTTGAGAAGAATACAGAGCGAAGGTTATTTCAAGTCAATCAAGCGTTACGCATACCTTCCCTACGACCTCAATTTGGCGATGCAGGTTGTCGAGGCTATCGGCAAGAGCAGGAACCCTAATTTCGTGATTGACGACGAAAACCGCTTCACATACGAAAACCTCGTGCGCTGGGTGCAGGGAGATAACGCAATGATGTGTCTTGACCCCGAAACGAAACAGCCCGTACCGGGAAGGCTCGACAAGGGCATTTACATCGCTGGCAATACGGGTACGGGCAAGTCGTGGGCGTTGGAGATTATGAGCGTATATACCACGATTGACAAAATTCAGATCGGGTTCGGAAAGGACTACAACGGCAAGGATATACTTGGGTGTCTTCATTGGGCGAATGTCCGCACTGATACGATGTGTGAGGAGTTCAGCCGCGAAGGTACTTATGACAAGTACAAGCAATGGAAATGCCTCGGCATTCAAGACCTGGGAGCAGAACCCGTCGAAAGCCTCTATATGGGAAACCGCGTAGATGTGTTGCGAATGATACTCGAATACCGGGGCGACCGCACAGACCGCGTTACGCTGGTAACATCGAACCTCCCTATCAATCATCAGAAACTGATTGACCGCTACGGCGACCGTGTCGCAAGCCGTCTTACGGAAATGTGCAACTATTTCGAGATAAAAGGGGCAGACCGCCGCAAGGTGCGTAATCTTGCGCCTAACGCAACGAAATCCGGCGGAACAACTAACGCCCCAAACAAATAGAGTTCGTTGCACTCGGTTGAGATTTGAAGAAATTAACTAATAATTCCACAACAACAATGGCAGAAATCAAAATCATGAGAGAGGCGTATTTGAAACGCCTTGACGAATTGAGAGAAAAGGAACGCGCCGCCACAGATGCGGAAGAGTTGAAGAAAATCGCGGGTCAAATCCGGTATGTAGAACGCAAGATTTGGAAAACCAACTTCCCGCCGGAGCGAAGGGACTACACCGTGAAAGTAAAGTTCGTGTTTGAAGGCGAAGTGACGGTTTACACCACCAGCAAGAAGGAGGCTTTGGAAAACGTGAGAAACAATTTCGGTGCGGTGATTGGCAATGTCCAGCGAAGCACTCCCGAGATAATCAATTGGGATATACCCGTACACCCTCAAAAGTTTGTAAAATGAAAAATTTGCTATACATAGACCTATTTTGCGGAGCAGGCGGCACATCAACGGGCGTAAACTCCGCGCGACTGAACGGTGAACAATGCGCCGAAGTTATTGCCTGCGTCAATCACGATGCTAATGCGATAGCCTCTCACGCATCAAACCACCCCGACGCGCTCCATTTTACGGAGGACATCAGAACGCTGGAACTTTCCCCGCTTATTGCTCACTTGGAGAGCTGCCGCCAGCAGAACCCTGGAGCATTGGTCGTGCTGTGGGCTTCTCTTGAATGTACCAATTTCAGCAAGGCAAAGGGAGGTATGCCGCGCGATGCGGATAGCCGCACACTTGCCGAACACCTCTTCCGTTACATTGAGGCAATCAAGCCGGATTACATTCAGATTGAGAATGTGGAAGAGTTTATGAGTTGGGGCGAAGTTGACGAAAACGGCAAGCCCGTTTCAATGGATAAGGGCAAGAGTTATACCCGCTGGGTGCGCAATGTCAAGAAGTATGGCTATAAGTTCGACCACCGCATATTGAACGCTGCCGACTATGGAGCATACACCAGCCGCAAACGCTTCTTCGGTATATTCGCAAAGGCAGGTTTGCCAATCGTATTCCCGGAGCCGACGCACTGCAAGGAGGGTTCAACAACGCTCTTCGGAAACTTGAAGAAGTGGAAGCCCGTAAAAGATGTTTTGGACTTTGAGGACGAAGGAAATACAATTTTCCGCGAAAAGCCTCTATCCGAAAAGACGCTGGAACGCATTTATGCCGGGCTGATAAAGTTTGTGGCAGGCGGTAAGGAGGCGTTTTTGGTAAAATGGAACTCAATGAGCCGCACGGGGAAGTACCAAGCACCAGGAATTGACGAGCCTTGCCCGACGGTTGCGACGCAGAACCGCTTGGGAGTTGCGAAGGTGTCTTTCCTCTCGAAGCAGTACAGCGGACACCCCGAAAGCAAGAACACTTCGATAGATGCCCCGGCTGGCTCAATAACCTGCATTGACCACCACGCTTTTGTTTCCGCATACTACGGGAACGGACAGAACCATTCGTGCGAAGCACCTTCGCCGACGCTGACGACGAAAGATCGCCTTGCGCTCATTCAGTCGGAATGTTTCATCGATATGCAGTACGGGAACGGCACAGCGGCTTCCGTAGAAACCCCAGCGAACACCGTAACGACAAATCCGAAATTCAACCTTGTAACGGTCAAACGCTTCTACTTGATGAACCCGCAATATAAATCTGCAGGCGGTTCGGTAGATAAGCCTTGTTTCACTCTTATTGCCCGAATGGATAAAATGCCGCCTTATTTGGTTGCGACTGAAACGGGCGAAGCGGTGATTGAGGTGTATTCAACCGATAGTCCGATGACGGCTAAAATCAAGGAATTTATGGCACTCTACGGTATTGTTGACATCAAGATGCGTATGCTGAAAATCCCCGAACTCAAAAAGATTATGGGCTTCCCCGAGGACTATGTGCTGGTCGGTTCGCAGGCAGACCAAAAGAAGTTCATCGGAAATGCGGTAGAAGTGACTATCGCCCGCGCCTGGTGCGAGGCTCTTTGCGAACAATTATCAAGAACGAAAATCAAAAACATCGCGTAATGGACGACAAAATCTGTGTAAAAATCAGCGTATATAACGGCTGCTGGGTTGAAGAGGTCGTTTACTATCGTTACAAGTTGCCTCTTTGGCTTGTAGAAAAATGGAAATGGTATTTCGAGTATTTGGCTGCTCGCATCAAGGTGAAGAACCCGCGACGCAAAGTCGAATTGCTTATCGTTGCTTGTGAAACCCCTTGTGGTGAAGACTATATCAGCGAACACGCAAAGAACTTTTTGAGGGCAAAGAAAATCAAGTTGAAGAAACTCCGTTCGGGGCGTTATGAAGATGATTTGTTTGGCTGGGCTAAAGAAAAACGCAGCAAGGAGGAGGAAGCCGTATTAGAAGAGATTGAAGCATTGGAACGCGGGGAATTTAACTATTGGACGCCCGAAACATACATCAACAAAATCAAGAATTGGATATGAAAGCAATAACCATTAAACAGCCTTGGGCGAGCCTCATTGCAACCGGGCTGAAAGATATAGAAAACCGCAGTTGGAAAACGAATTATCGCGGTCGTGTACTTATCCACGCGGCGGCTTCCCCCGTCAAAGAAGGGCTTGCCGCACTCAATAACAAGCAGCTGTTTGACTTGATGCAGCGCGAGAATTGGGAAACGGAGTTTGAGAACCTTCCCAACGGTGCTATCGTCGGCAGTGTTGAGATAGTCGATTGCGTACAGAACCACCCTTCAAAATGGGCGCAGGAAGGTTTTTGGCATTGGGTGTTGGCTAACCCGGTATTGTTCCCCGAGCCGATTACGGGTGTGAAAGGCAAACTATCCTTTTGGGAGTACGACGGCGATCTGCCCCAGCAGAAGGAAGAGCCGGAACCGCTGCCACAACCGAAGCCCGAACCCGTCCAGCACGTGATATTGCCGACTATGGCAGATATGCGTGAAGCAGCTTTCCGCAAGGAGGTAAAGGACGGTGCGCAGAAGATGATTGAGCGTCTGACGGTGGAGGAACAGATGAAGGTGTCGTTTGTTCCGCTTCTCATTACGCAGTGTGCTTGGGTGTACGCTTACAAGTCAATGGAACTTGCCGCCCGAGATAAAATCAGCATATTGAAGAAGTTGAGCCGTACACTGAAAATGGTTCATCAGAAGTACGACGAGGAACTGCGCAGGGAACTCGACTGGAAGAGCCGCACCCGAATTGAGAAGCAGGCAGACGAGTTTATGAACGGGATTGCCCGCGATATGAAGATACTCTACTTCACGGTTCGACAAGAGATTTTGCGATGCGCCCCTGAATATCCTTGCGTTGAGCAGAGAGCCTATGCCATTATCTCGTTGCTGTTCATCAGCCTGCTTGAAGAGCATAACCGGGAAATGGATATACTGCTTGCAGAGAGATTGGACGACAAGAACCTTGCACCGAATGTGACCAATCCTCTGACGCTTCACCTCCGCACGGGAATGACAGCCTTTGCTGGCATTGAAGGTAAGTTCAATTTCGACGACTTCAATGTCAAACTTGCTATGAAGGTTGTAAAAAAACGCTTGAACGAGGTTGAGTATTCAGTAATTGACGAATGACGCTATGGGACACAACGGAAAAACACTCAAAGAGTGCGCAGAGGAACTTTCAGAAGCCGTTGCACAGGCAAGGGTTAGTATATGCGAGATTTTGCAGATAAGAGCCGTTTGTGCCGTCCTTGACGGAACATTTGAGCAATTAACGGATAAGTTCGACGAAGCGTTTGAATTGTTGAGAAAACTCCAAACGAGCATCGAAAGGATAACGCCAAGGAAGCAGCACCGCAAACGCCATAGGAGGATATATTACCGCTCCAAGATGAAGCCTTACCACAAACGAACCTCATACAAACCGCGCTGGTATTGGAAGCGAACCCGCTCAAATCCGCGCCGCTAACACAGCGGGAGAAGGGGGACTATAGGGGGTTAAGGGTTAAAAGTACAGTATCTGTAATATTCAATTACTGTAACTGCCGTTAATCCCCGTTTTGCTTGATAAAACAACCTAAATAATTGAAAATCAATGAGTAAGAAAAAGATAACATCAAATATAACTGCCTCAATACCAACAAGAAAGCTGGTAAAAGTCGATTATGTAATAGGGATTGACCCCGATGTGGAAAAGAACGGAGTTGCCTTCCTGGAATGTGCGACGAAAAGGCTTGAAGTAACATCGCTGACCTTCCCCGACCTTTTGGACTTCCTTCGTTCAACACAGCGACAAGCCGAGGTGCTGCAAAAGAACCTTCGCGTAATCATTGAAGCGGGCTGGCTGAATAAAGCCCATTGGCATTTGACCTCGAAGGACACCAAGCAGAGCGCAGCCGCAAAAGGAAATGCAGCCGGGAGAAATCACGAAGTCGGAAGGAAGATCGCGGAGATATGCGAGCATTGGCAACTGCCTTACGAGCTGATTAAGCCTCTTGCGCTCAAAACGGGAGGCGTAAACCTATGGAAAGGCAAGGAGGGAAAGATAACCCACGAGGAGTTATCAGCCTTTACCGGGATAACGGGAAAGACAAACCAAGAAGGCAGGGACGCAGCCCTAATAGCGTGGACTTGGGCTGGTTTTCCTATGCGAATTTTGAGAAAATAAACCAAAAGGTTGATATTTTACCCCGTAAACGATTACAATGTAAACGGTTTTGTGTAAATTTGCTGCAAAATTGGTATCATATAAAGTTTATCGACCGATGAAAACAGAACAAGTCAAACTTACACAAGTTAAGGCGAACGGAGAGAACCCCCGTTCAATTACAACCGACAAATTCGCCAAGTTGGTAAATTCAATCCTCGTGTTCCCGAAGATGTTGGCAATTCGCCCGGTTGTCGTGGATAACAAAATGGTCGCCCTCGGAGGTAATATGCGCCTGCAGGCATTGAAAGCCATTGCGAAAATGACACACGGCGACATCTGCAACCGTCTTGGAACAATCAACGACTTTTTGAAGAAGGGCGACGGAGAGCGCGAAAAGATTGTGCAGTATTGGGCTGGCTGGCTTCAAAAGCCCGTTGTTGAGATTATCAACGCAAGCGAATTGACAGAGGACGAGCGCAAGCAGTTCGTTATCAAGGACAATGTTTCGTTTGGTAATTGGGATTACGATGCGCTTGCCAACAAGTGGGATAACGCGAGCCTCGGCGATTGGGGTATGGATGTGTGGAATGCCAACCCGACAGCGTTTGCCCCTATTCAGGGCGCGGCTTCTCCTTCTGCACCCGCTCCAGCGATGCCCGATGCGAGCGAAGAGGACGACCCGACAGCAATGTTCCAGGACGCTCTACCTCCCGAATTGCAGGGTGCAGACCTTTCGCCTGCTAACCTTCCAAAGATACAAGGCAGCGACGAAACAGCTATGGAGCGCGTGATTATCGTCTATCCGAAAGACCAATTGCAGCATTTGTGCAATCTTCTTGGTATGCCTTCTATCGACAAGGTCGTTTACCGTCTTGAAGAGATTTTGCCCGAACTCGCAGAGGAGTAGCCTATGACCTACGACGAATACATACGCTATCACCTCGGCGGCGATGCGGGGGTTGAAGAAAAAATGATTGCTTCCCTCTCGACTTACTTTCGTTTGTCGAGGTGGGACAGCTTTCGTTTGGCGTATTATTACACAACGACCTATCATATCCCCAGCGCGTTGAAGCTGCTCCGCAATCATAACACCCCGAAAAGCGAATTGAAGTTCAGAACCGACCGCCGCTATGTGCGTATAGGCGACAATTTCAGCCGCATTATGAAGCAACTTTCACCGAAGCTGCTTGAAGACCTCGACAGAGCGACTACAACGACCGAGCAGTACAACATCGTTTCGGGCTGGTACTTCTTTGGGCGTTACGCCTCGTTCCTCTTTCTCGAAGTATGGGCTAAATTAAGCGGGAAGCAAATTATTGACGACCTCGCACTGAAATTCGAGCAGGAAGAGAACTACACAAAGGGCGCGGAAATAATTGCAGGAACGCAAGAAAAAGCCGCATTAACGGCATTTATAGAGCGAGCCAAGACCGATACCCGCGACAATGTGTTTTCGCTTGAAACAAGCCTTTGCGCCGTAGCCAAATTGAAGAAGGGTACGCGCTGGAATGGGTTCTACACCGAAAGGCTCTTGACGGACATAGCCGGGAGCGAGTGGGAAAATCTAATCATAACACTGCTATGACAACGAAAGTGATATTTGTCGCGGGCGTACCAGCGACCGGGAAAACAACGCTCTTCAAGCGCATACGCGAACGATTGTTTGCGCAGTGCAGTGAGTTTAAGGAAGGGAAGGTACGCGGCATTGAGAACGAGCAGTACAAGATGCTGGGTGTTTTCGACGGCTCCACATTCGAGGGAACAGACCGTTTGAGTATGACCGTCATTGACGATGCTATCGATTATATCAGAAGGCTGGACCAGGAGCCGGGACGGAAGGTCGTGTTTGTCGAAGGCGACCGACTTTTCAACTTTCGTTTCCTGCAAGAAACGCGGGCAAGCCTCATTTTGCTTGATGCAGCACCGGAAGTACTTGCACAACGCCACAAGGAGCGCAGCGACAACCAAACTGAAACCTTCCTGCAAAGCCGCAGAACGAAGGTTGAAAACTTCGCGAATAAATACCGCATCAGTAGAGCCTACAACAACACGCCCGAAGATGCGGAAAAGATATTTCAGTTCATCATCAAAACAGCAGAGCAATGGGTTGGAGAGTGTACGACCACATAAAGGACGACAAAGTTTTGAAGGATATTTGCTACAACTGCGGCAGTGCTTCGGTAAAAGGGACTTACCCGTTCTTTCGCCGTATGATGTATTACTCGCACGGCAATTATTGGTGCGAAATCCTCGATGATAAAGCCTTCTATTTCGCAAGCAGGGCGAGAAAGCACGTGCGCCTCATTGCCATTGCGGTAAAGCAGGAGCACCAGCGGCAGAAGTTAGGCGAAAAGGTTCTTTTCCGCTTGTTACAGCGTGTTTCCCTTGCTGGGCTGGACACTTTAACACTCCGAACATCTATGCACGAAAACGGGCAATTCTTTTGGCTTAAACAAGGCGCAAGGATTATGGATGTAAAGGGCGATGACTACGAAATGGAAATCAAAATAATCAAATAGATATGGCACAAAAGTATTATCAAAGCCCCCGTTGGAGCAACGAAATAGCCGATTGCAGTATGCCAATGACATTTGACACATACAGCAACTGCTCGTTTGGCTGTCTTTACTGCTTCTCGCAGTTCCAGCGAGGCGTAGGCGACACAAAGGAAGCCTACCTGCACAAAGATGTTCGTAATGTATCAGTCGAACACGTTAAGAAGATGTTTTCTGACCCCGACAAATACGGCGGTCAGTTCAAGGAGTATATCAAGCAGCGAAAGGTAATGCAATGGGGCGGGCTTTCAGACCAATTCGACGGCTTCGAGAAACAGCGCGGCAAGACGCTTGAACTGCTCCGTTTCTTCAAGGAAATTGACTACCCGCTGTGCTTCTCGACGAAGGCGACTTGGTTCACTGACGACGACCGTTATATGAGCCTTATCGAAGGTCAGAAAAATTGGAACTTCAAATTTTCAATCATCACGCTTGATGAAGAGAAGGCGCGACGAATTGAGCGCGGTGTTCCTTCGCCTATGGAACGTCTCGAAGCGATACGCCGTATTGCGTCGGCTGGTGCTGGAGGTGCCACACTTCGCCTACGTCCGTTCATCATCGGCATATCTACACCGTCATACCTCGATTTGATACGCGAGGCACACAGCAGAGGCGCAGACGCTATGAGTACGGAGTTTTTCTGTGTAGAGCAACGCAGCCCGACGCTCAAAGGCTTTATGCCTACAATCAACGAACTTGCGGGCTTCGATGTAATGGAGTTCTACCGCCGTTTCTCGGTGTCTTCCGGCTATCTCCGTCTGAATAGAAAAGTCAAGGAGCCTTTTATGCGCAATATGAAAGAGTTGTGCGACGAGTTGGGTATGCGCTTCTATGTATCTGACGCGCATTTCAAGGAATTGTGCTGCAATGGTTCTTGTTGCGGTCTGCCTCCAACTTGGAACTACTCACGCGGTCAATGGTGCGAGGCGTTGCAGATTGCCAAGAACAACCCCGACGGCATTGTTACCTGGGACGATGTGTGTACGGATATTCAAGGACTTGTTTCGCAGTTCCAATGGATAAGGGCGCAGGGCTTCAACTGCAATAGCAGCGAGAAACGCGCTAAGTACGAAGGTATGACAATGACTAATTATATGCGTTGGTTGTGGAACAATCCGCAGAGCGGTCAAAGCCCGTACAAGTTGTTTGAAGGCGCACTTGTTCCCGTAGGAAAGGACGAGAACGACAATTTGATTTACAAGTTTAACGGTGCAAGGTTTTAGGCAATGGGAGCAACGGGAAAGAAAATGAAGGATTACCGCCAAGCGCAGATCGTGCGCCTTGACATCATCGCTGGGCTATACAAACGCGGGTACTCGTATCGAGAAATCCGCGAAGAGGTTATGAGCCGTCTTGACCTGCAAAGCTATTCATTGCGAACCGTCCACAAGGATATTCAACAACTCTTGGAGGAATGGCGCGAAACGCGAATTGAGAACTTCGACCACGCCGTACAGCTCGAATTGGAGCGTATCGACGAGATTATCAAGGAGGCTTGGGCTGCTTGGGATAAGTCGAAGACTGACTACGAGAAAAAGAAGGCAAAACAGCAAGGAATACCGGGCGGCGGTAACGATGACGGCGAAAGCAGCGAAGGTGGTGTTATCACTATCAAAATGGAACAGCAACGCGAAGAGGTTATTTGCTATGGCGACCCCCGCTATTTGGAGGTTGTGCATAAGAACCTTATTGAACGCCGCAAGTTGCTCGGTCTTTACAGCCCCGAAAAGAAGGAAATTTCGGGAGACCTTTCATTTACCAACCTTCTTATGCAAACGGGTATAGTTGATGAAGAGAAATGAGGCAGAAATCAGAAGGAACGCGGAAGCACTCTTTGCCGCTTGGCGTAACGATTGGAATTTATTCATTAGGGACGCTCTGGGTGTTACCCTTGATGATGAACAGAAAGCAATCGTTTCCGCTGTGCAGCATAATAAACTCGTATCAGTGCGTAGCGGAACGGCGCGAGGCAAAGACTTCGTCGCCGCCTGCATTGCTGTGTCCTTCCTCTACCTCACGCCCCGTTGGAACAAGCGCGGCGAACTCGTTGAGAACACCAAAGTGGCACTGACAGCACCGACCGACCGACAAGTGAAAAACATTATGATGCCGGAAATCTCGCGTCTATTCAACAGAGCCAAGAAAAGGGGCTTTGTGCTTCCCGGTAAGTTGAACGCATACGACATCAGAACGGAAAACGAAGAGTGGTTTTTGACGGGCTTCAAAGCCGACGAGAACAATCACGAGGCTTGGTCGGGTTTCCACGCGGTAAACACGATGTTCGTAGTCACGGAGGCGACGGGTATTCTCGATGATACCTATACCGCCATTGAAGGTAACTTGCAAGGTAACTCACGCCTTCTGCTGGTATTCAACCCAAACACGACTATCGGATATGCAGCCCGCAGTCAGAAGTCTGCCCGCTGGAAAAAGTTCTGCTTGAATAGTCTTACCGCGCCCAATGTGGTTGAAAAGAAAATCATCTTACCCGGTCAAGTGGACTATGATTGGGTAGTTGATAAAGTTGAGAATTGGTGCGAGCCGATAACGACCGATGAAGTGAAGGAAAGCGAAAACGACTTTCAATTTGAAGGTTCTTGGTATCGCCCCTCCGACCTTTTCCGCAAGAAGGTTCTTGGCGAGTTTCCGAAGGTGGACGAGGATATATTGATACCGCAGAAGTGGGTAGAGCTGGCGCAGGAGCGTTGGAGAAACTACCAACTGACAAGCCACAACGATTGTATTCTCGGTGTCGATGTTGCGGGTATGGGACGAGATTGCAGCGTAAGGTGTTACCGCTACGGCGACTATGTGGAACGCTTCGACAAGCACAATTCGGGCGGCAAAGCAGACCATATGAAGGTTGCAGGGCAGGTTGTGAACGAAATCCGAACCCATTCCGGCTATTCGGTTTCAGTTGATACTATCGGCGAGGGCGCAGGTGTTTACGCCCGCTTGGTTGAGATATGCGAAGAGAGCGACGGCAGACTTGACGAGAAGACAATCATCAGTTGTAAATACAGCGAAGCAGCCAAGAACAGCAGCGGCGACGACCTCACGGACATAACCGGGCAATACAAGTTTGCCAATATGCGAGCCTATTTGTTTTGGGCTGTCCGTGATTGGCTCAATCCCGACAACGGGACAAACGCGATGCTACCACCAGGCGGCAGCTTCATTGAAGAGGCTACCGAAATCAAATGGTCGTTCCTCTCCAATGGTAAAATCATCATTGAACCGAAAGAGGACATCAAGGAACGCCTTGGTCATTCTACGGACGAGTTCGACGCGCTGGCAAACACCTTCCACCCGAAGGCGGTGAAAATGGTAGGTAGCAGCAGCGAAGAGTATTACGACGAGGAAATTGAAGATATGTTGTACTAATAACTTTACAATATGGATATAAAAGAAATCACCCAGCAAGGAAGGGACGCGAACAGCGTTATTTCCGACCTCAAACGCAAGAGCGTTTCAGTACCCGCGTGGTCAAAACTCCGTAAAGAGTACGACCCGAAGGAGCACCCCGTAATGACGGACAAGAACTATCGTGACAAGTTCAACAAAAAGACGGGACAAATGGAAAAGGTTACACGCATTACACTTGGTCTGCAGAAGTTGGCAGTAAAGCGTATGACCGAGTTGATGTTTGCTATCCCGGTTCGCCGTGTTTACAGCCCGCAGGACGATGCGGAAAAGAAGGTAGCCGAGATTATGGAAGCAATCTTCAAGAAGAACCGCATCAACAGCGTAAACAACGAGCGAGGGCGTTATCTCTTTGCTTCGTGCGAGAATGAAACGCTATGGTACAGCCAAGAGAAGGACACAATCTACGCAGGCGAGAAGAGCAAACTACGCCTTCGCTGCAAGAACTTTTCGCCAATGAACGGCGATGCGCTCTATCCTCTGTTTGACGAGTACGACGATTTGATTGCTCTGTCAATGGAATACACCCGTACCGAGAACAACAAGACAATCACATATTTTGACACCTACACCGATAGCGAGCATATCCGCTGGCGCACAGACGGAGGAACAACCGAGGAGGAGGTGCGCGAACAAATCGAGTTGGAAAAAATCACGGGCTTGTATATCCAACGCCCGGAGCCTATTTGGGAAGACCAGTCGTCAAATGTGTATGAAGCCGAATGGACTCTGAGCCGCAACGGTAACTATATCCGCAAGAACGCCCGCCCTGCTTGGGTTGTATTCTCTGACGAGAAGATAGCGCACGGCAAGAGTGCTGGCAACGACAATTCGGGGCGCGATGTTATTCAGTATGGTAAGAACGACAAGGCAGGCTATGTTACTTGGCAGCAGGCTATCGAAAGCATCAAATTTCACATTGAGGAAATCAAGCGAGAGTTCTTTATGGAATTGCAGCTGCCCGATATGTCAATGGAGAATATGAAGGCAACGCCGATGTCGGGAGAAGCCCGAAAGATGATGTTTATTGACGCGCAGTTGAAGGTGGAGGACGAGAGCGGTATTTGGCTGGAGTTCTTCGACCGCGAAATCAATGTCATTCGCGCCTTTATGAAGAAGATGTACCCTCAATATGCGGCTGCTATTGATAGCCTCGCAGTAGAAGTTGAGATTACACCGTACCAAATCCGCGACGAGGCAGAGAGAATTAGCAACCTAACCAACGCTACTGGCGGCAAGGCGATTATGAGCCAAAAAACAGCCGTTGCGAACCTCGGATATGTAGATGATGTGGACGAAGAGTTGGCGCAGATCGCGAAGGAAAGCACGGTCAGCCTATTTGACGAACCAACAGAGTAAAGCCTATGGCGAAGAAGGCAGTTTTACCCAATTGCAACGAGTGTATGCACCACCACAGCCTGCACGAGATAGGCGCAAACGGCAAACCGTTCTTGTGCAAATGTTGGAAGCACCCGGAGCGCAGCCGATTTATAACAAAAGACGGCTGCAATGACTTCAAAAAGCAGATGTAATGGCAAAGAAAGCGCAAAAGTTCAAGTTTGACCTATACGACAAAAAACACCTCAATAACCTTCTGAAACGGGTTAAAGGTGTTGTTGAACTCTTCGACGCTACGGTAAAGGAAGCGGCAAGAGCAGGAGCGGCATCGGGGTTCAGCGACCCCGAACGCCCCTTCTACCTTGCTGACTTTCCCGCAGTTCAGCGAAGGGTTGATGAAGCGATAAAACAGCTTCACGATAACATAGTTTCAACCATTGAGGAGGGAAACCGCGACGAATGGCTGTTATCTTGCGAGAAAAACGACAAATTCATTGAGGCAATGACAGCTTCAACGGGAATACCAAACGCGCAAATTTCGCAATGGAAACAGCCGAATTTGGACGCTTTGGAGGCGTTTCAAGCCCGTAAAATCAACGGAATGGGGCTATCTGCCGCCGTGTGGAATATAACAGACCAATTTAAGCAGGAACTTGAATTGGCTCTTGACATTGGTCTTGGAGAAGGGAAAAGCGCGGCAGATTTAAGCCGCGATGTGCGCCGTTATCTCAACGAACCCGAAAGGCTATTCCGTAGGGTTAGGGACAAGCACGGTGTATTGAGATTGTCGAAGGCGGCGAAGGCATACCGCCCCGGACAAGGAGTGTACCGTTCCTCGTACAAGAATGCTTTGCGCCTCACTGCTACCGAAAACAATATCGCCTACCGTACAGCAGACCACGACCGCTGGCAGTCTATCCCGTTTGTTATCGGTATTGAAATTAAATGCTCGAACAATCACCCGGTTTATGATATTTGCGATGAGTTGGCAGGTATTTTCCCAAAGGACTTCAAATATACGGGCTGGCATCCGTTCTGCCGTTGCTTTGCTGTCCCGGTTCTTGCGAAGCAGGACGAGTTTTTGGAATACCAGCACAAGCTGCTTGCTGGCGAAGATGTTTCGGACTTCAAGTTTACGGGAACGGTCAAAGATGTGCCGGACAATTTCAATGCGTGGCTTGACCGCAATAGAGAGCGCGTGAAAACTACAACTTCCGTTCCGTACTTCATCAAGGACAACGGCAAATATATTCCGAAAGATTGGGTGGACGGCATAGGTTCTTTGGCGAAAGGGAGAAATAAGGGGATTATCACCGATGTAAAGGAGGCTATAATCAAGATGAAAGACCCGACATTCGTCACTGAAAAGGAGGTTCGCTCTATGATTGAGAAGTACGCAGAAGCGGAACCTGGCGACTTTTACGGCGGGCTTGCAGGCGTTAAGATGTCAAAGGCGAACGACGGAACGATGATGTCCTGCGAACGATTGTACTACAACAATTCGGGTGCTTATGCTTCCCAAAACGGCAACACGATAAGGATTTACAAAACCGACCATTCCGTTATTGACCCGTTTGGTAATACGGTAGTTTTCAACCCGCTTCACGAAGTTAAGGAGGCGATGAAGTCTATTGCAGCCCAAATACCGCTTTCCTTCAACCAAGAATACGCTATCGAGAGCCTTTGGCACGAGATACGCCACGCTGGTGCTGTCGGCTGGAAGAACATCAAGAAAAAGAATGACGAACTAACATCAGCAATGGAATGTATCAATCAGTTTTGCGCTCGACGTTCGTACGGAAAGTTCCTTCGCGCTATCGGCGGCAGCGTATCGCACAAGAAGGAAATAATCAAAAGCGGCTACGGGTATAGTCGTTCTGTGCGCCATTTTGAAGAAATGCTTGCGGCTCTGAATGTATCAAGTTCAGAGGCTTATGCGCATTTCAGCAAAATGATAATGGTAGAGCCGTATGAGAATATATTTGGCAATATCGTTCAATTCCTCGTAGGAAAGGGTGTAGATAAACAGAAAGCCGAAATGCTGGTAAAAACACTTCGGCACTCTGATGATATGTTTGGCAAAGTTCTTACGGGTGCGTAATGGTTCGCCAAAATTCGTTCTTCATATCGAGAGGGAGTTTGTCTGCGTATTCGCGGGCTTTCTCCTTCTCGTTGCGTATGTGGAAGAGTGAAGCCAAATCCATATTGGCATCGTCTTCGGTGCAGTTCTCCAAATAAAACCCTTTGTCGAGCATACCGATACGCTTGCACTCTTCGGGGGTGATGTTGTAGTCAAAAACTGTTTCCATAGTGCAAAATTACTACTTTTTCTGCTTTTTGCGGTGTAGTTCGTGCTTTGAAATTACACAAAGCCGGGTTGATTTTGGTTTTCCGTCCTCAATCCCAGCCCCCCAAAGGGCTTCAAGTTTGCAGCCGATCTGTTGCGGTGTGAATACCTCGTAGATAGCGGCTAACGAACCGAAATAGTGTTCCTTTTTGCCTTGTACGGGCACGAAGAACTCAACTTTGATGATTTTTTCGCTTAATTTTTTCATTTTTTGCGTTCCTTTGACGATTGATATTGTTTTGATAATCTCCTTGCCCCAAAAGGCAAAACAACGCGAGAGGGGCTAATTTTGCGCCAGCAGGTCGTATTCCAAAATCGTAAAGCCCCGCGCCTTGAATGCTTCTCGAATGGTATCCATATACTGATGTCCGGGACAGAGCAAGCGCACCACTCGTGTTTTGTTCAGCCTCTCGCATTTCAGTTTGACGCGGTAGGCGCATTCTGAATTGTAGATAGTGTTGTATTTGAGCGTCATCATCTTTGCCGCCGTGTCTAATTCTCGGCAGAAGGCAGAGATTTCCCACTCGTAGTCCGCATTTGATTTCTCCACGCTTCTGCAGCCAGCATAATACTTGCCGTTGTAGCAGAAGCAAAGGTAATGGTAAGCCTCGCCAGTATTGTGGTCGTGCGAATGCGGTTCTCCGCAGACGAACCAGCCGAGGTTTTGATAAGGGCGCGACCACCTTTCGGGCGGCACATTTTCAAGAAGATTATTGTACCACTGCTTTTCTATCTCCTCAAAAGGAGCGTTCTGTTTGAGTTCTAAACATCCGTTGATAATTGGCATAGTCTTATGTGCTTGAAAATAAATACTTGGTTCTGATGATACATTGTAGATGTAGTTGCCACACCTTACGAGGAGCGCGGAACGCCCATAGTACAAACGCTTCATTCCGCTAACACTCCCGGTTCTATGAAAGTTTGGGAAGCGACTGATATTTAGCCGCCGCCCTTGTTCAGTCGTGATTGTTCTCGTTTTCATAAATTTCTTCAATCTCCTTCGGTCATTTTGCTGCTCTCAAATTTGTTATGAACTTGTTTCGTTCCTCACTCAACACATCGTTGCCGAAGAATACGCGCGCAGCCCCGTAATATGCGTTGTCTGTGAGTTGTCTTTGCCAGCAGCCGTTGAACCTTGACCACTTGAACCCGTTAGCCTTCAAACGGCTGATTACCTCGGCGGCTGGCTTTTCGTCGTGGAAAATCTGCAAACGGTTGTCGGCAAAGTTCTTGACTATTTTACCGCCGTCAAACTCTATTTCAACGCTATCGCGGTTCGCGCGCTCTTCCTGCGCCTTGATAGCCTTCTCGCAAGCCTCCTTCAAGTTCCAAATCTTATGACGGGAAGTGAACAAAGGTTTCTTCAACCCGGTTTCCTCGTTTTCCTGCAACTGCTTGATATATTCGAGAGCCTTCAAGACGAGAGCGGAACGACCATTGTTCGCCAATCTCTCCACCTTCCCGAAAATTGAGTTTGTGAAAGCCATACGATGAGAACCTTTCGCGCCTCCGTCAATCTCTACGCAAACGCTGGTGCAATAGTCAATGTCGCGTTTGAGCGCATTCCATTCGTCAGCCTCGCGTTCCTCCGGGCTTTTTGCCGCCTCGTTACGCTTCGCAATGCGCTTTGCGTATTTCTCTCGCCACTCTTGAAACTCGTCAACGGCTTTGCTGTATGAGTTATTTGCCTTCTCGTTACGGGCTGTCGGGAAACGAGCCGGACCAGCTACCATTACGCTGATAATGCGAGAGTGCTTGTCGAAAAGGGTTTCAACCCAACCGCGAAACTTGTTGATGTACTCATCGTGTTCCTCTGCTGGTAGTTCCTGCAAATCCGCAAGGCAGGCAGCTTCGTAGTCGCGGATATATCCTTCCGCTCTTTCCTCGGGGCTGAAACTCGTACCGTCAAAGGCTCTGACCGCTTTCGTCCAAAGGTCTTCAAACGATAGTTCGTATTTCCAGGAAACAACTTCCCAATTACCGAGTTCAACTGCAATGTGACGGACGTGAACTTCGTGTTCGCCCTGCTTTGCCAAATGTTCGTACTCGTTTCGCATAAAGCCCTCACGAACCTTTACGCCTCTGAAATTCCATTCGTACACGCCGTTCTCGGGAGCGGCTACCAATCTCACCTGCGCTGCTCTGTGGCAATTGCGCTTGCTTAAAATAACTTGTTCATTCATTGTTGTTGTGGATTTAATTGTTTATGAGGTAATCTATCTTTTCTTTAACTGACAGAGCGAGAGCAATGCCCTTGTCGCCAAACGCCTGCGCCTCGCTGCAAATGTTATCCCGATATGTGAGAAAACAAGAAGTGCCGTCAGGAAGGTCTATCCCAAGTCGCGGTTTACCGAAGTGCATATCAATCTCAATCTTTGGACGGCGTTTACTGTCGTCTTTCTCCTCCTCGAATTGAGGGTAGATGTATTTGCACGACTGAATTTCCAGCGTGTAGCCTTCCAGCCTTGCTTTTGCTCCCAAAAACTTATTGCCCCAAAACCAATCGCGTTCCGCGTTAATGGTATGCTTGCTCACTTCGATAAAGCCGTACCACCTTGCCGTTAATTCGGCTACCTTCAACATTGCTTGATTTGCTTCCATATTGCTGTTATTTATTAGTTCTTACCCATTCATCACGCTTGCGGCGGCAATCCTCTATATCCTTGCCTACGCAACTGAACAACTCTCCTTCGGGAGTACGATAGTCGTACTGAACCCGCTTTACAGACTTACGACCGAGTCTTGCTGTGAAGGTCGTGTAATTCTCGCTACCAGCAGCACATACGCTGCAACCGTTCTGATTGATTGTTCCCATAACGATTACTTGAAATAAAGTGAAACTTGAAGACCTCTGCGGAGTTTGCAAACACATTTGTCAAGACCGCAATTCAAGGCTCTTTCGATAAACTTGTTGATGAAATCTACTCCGATAAGAGCGATAAGACCAGCAACGCCGACCAACTTGTTGATTTTGTTTCCTTTGTTGTCGAAGCCGTACACCTTCAAACGGAAGTTTCTGTTGATGAAACTCTTCGTGTACTTCAAAATGCTATTCTTTTTCATTGTTCAAAAATTTGTTGTTGTTGGAACTGATTATATTGTAATCACACCGCGAAGATAGCGGGTTATTTTGATATAACAAAATTTTTCGTGATGTTTTTATAAACTTTTTTGTTGATTATATCGTAACAGCCAAAGGTATTGGCTATTAAAAAATTGCGTGAAAAATCCAAATTTAATGCTTATAATATAATCATTTTGCAAAATTTCATTTACCTTTGCATAAACTAATTGGTTTATCTTATGAAAAAAGAAGCATTAGACGCGCTGAAAGCCAAGTATCCGGGGGTCAGCGAAGCAATTTTGAGCAGGATTGCCGATAAAATCGCCAAGACTGCAAAGACGCAGGAAGAGGTTACAGCCGCAGTAGAGGGGGTAACATTCCAGCAGGTGTTAGAGAGTTACGGCGACAGCAGAGCGACAGAAGCCCAGCAGACCGCAGTAACTAACTACGAAAAGAAACACGGTCTGAAAGACGGAAAGAAGGTTGAAACTGGAGGCGAACAGAAACCAGGAGAAACCGGAGGTGAAGGAGAAGGCAACAAGGGAGGCGCAGCCGGAGGAAGCGACCTCGCGGCACAGATCGCCGCAGCCATTGCTGCCGAAATGAAGCCATTGAAGGACGAACTTGCCGCAATTAAGGGCGAGAAAACTGCAAACAGCCGCAAGGCTGCTTTGAACAAGGTCTTGGAAGGCGCACCCGAAAAAATCCGTCAGCGTTACGAAAAGGACTTTGCGCGAATGACCTTCAACGACGACGAGGATTTTAACGCCTGGATTGGTGAGATTACCCCCGATGTCGAGGCTATCACGAGCGATTTCAATGCAAAGGGCGGCGTAGTTGGCAGACCAAAGGGAGGCGCAGCCGGAAACGGGGACAAAGAGAACCCGCACTTGAAGGCTCGCATCGCAGAAAGAGAGGCGGCAACGACGACCCCCGCCATTGTTGGGTTGTCAACTGAAACCAAATAATCAGTATGGAAGTAAATTTCAAGCACAACGACCCTGCTGCTGTTGAGCCAATTCGCATTGAGCAGGTGTTCGCGGAAAAGCCGGGCGGCGGCTTGGTCGAAAATCCGACCTTCGACGCTCCCGCCACAACTGCCGTCGGTGAGAAGGACGGAAAATTCGCACTGATTAAGGCTTACCGACTTGTTGCAGCCGTAGCAGAAAGCGACACTACCATTAGCATTGCAAAGGGTAGCGGTGTTGCTGTTGGCGACGTTATCGCAACGGGCAAGAAGGGCGTTGCTTGTACAAAGGTAGATACATCTGCCGCTGACAAGGATGTCGTTACCGTTACGCTGGGTGTAGAGGTAGCCGCAGGCAAGGTGCTTTACCAGGCGAAAGCCGCAAGTGCTGATGCTGCAACACCTTTGCTCACTCCCGTATATGTCACGGGCAACGGCTTGAAGGCAAACGAGGGCGACCAGCCAGTACGCCTTATCAACGGTGCAAATTTGAGAAAAGAAACGGCGAACATCGCCAGCGAGGTAGCCGCATTGCTGCCAACCATTCATCTTGTGTAAGGAGGATTGATTTATGGCAGATATGAATAAACCCCTATTTGACATTGACCAGCCCGGTATGCAGGTCGCTGTCAATTCGTATAAGCCCGGTAACGGCTTGGCGTGGCGACAACTCTTCCCGTTGAAGTACACACCTAAATTCGACCTCAAAGGCTTGGAGGGCAACGAGGGTATTCCCGTTGCTGCTGACCGCGTAGCGTTCAACACCAAGGCACCAAAGAAAACCCGTAAAACGGTTGGTTCTTGGAGCGGCAAACTCGGCAAGTACGCTGTTTCTCGCGAGAAGGACGAAATCGCAATCAACGAGTACAACGACTTGCAGACACTCGCCGCTGCTAACACAGAGGACACTGCAACCGCTCGCTATCTCGTGGATTTGGTTTACGACGACCTCGACTTCTGCAACTCCGCAATGGACTACAAGGTTGAGATTGACGCTATGCGTATCGGTTGTTCGGGTCAGCAGACATTCTCAAAGTCTATCGACGGCGATATGGCTACCGAGGATGTTATCAACTTCAATGTACCGAAGGATAACTTCGTTGGTGTTGAAACCAAGTTCAGCGACACAGAGAATGCAGATGCGTTGAAGGTAATTGCTGCAGAGCAGGAGAGAATAGCTAAGAAGGGCTTGAAGAAGCCTATGTACGCTATCTTGGAGAAATCCAAGTTCGAGCAGATTTGCGCACAGAAGGCTACCGCTCGCCGCCTCTTCCCTCGCTACGACCAGACGCTTGTTACAGCGGATATGATTTCGCTCGACAGCATCAACGCTTATATGCGCGGAAAGGGTTATCCGCAGCTGCTTGTTCTCGACACCTATGCTACCATTGAGCATAAGGACGGCAAGCAGGAAACTATCAAGCCTTGGAATGAGAATGTAATTACACTTTCGCCCGTTCCCCAGCTTGGTCATACCTACTACAAGCCAGTGCCTAATGTTCCTAACACAGAGGCATTGCAGCAGCAGGCAGCCTACTATAAGATGACCCGCTACTCGGAAATCAACCCGATGTTGGAGGTTACTATGGCAGAGGCTTATGTTCAGCCGGGCTTGATTAACCGTGCATCACTCGTGTTCATCAATACCGAGGCAACAACTTGGAACAACGGAGCAGCGAAGTAGTATGAATGTTCTACAATCATTGAGAAGCCTATCAAGTTATCCTATCCCTACGGCTACGATTGAAGATGTAGCCGAGGGGGTAGGCTTGGCTATTGATACCGAATTGACGCAGGAACTCCGCAAGGACAAGCGTTTCAAACGCGCACAAGCCCGCGTGTACATATTCCTTTCGGAAGCACCCAATGTGTCGCAGGGCGGTATCTCGTACAGCTTTTCGGAGGAGGAACGCAGACGCTTTCGATTGAGGGCTGAAAGTCTATTGGAACAGATCGGCGACGCGACCAGCGAAACCGGAGTTGAGTACGGTTATAAGGGTGAGGACTTATGATAATTGAAAACGGAACATTGCAGACGATTGAAAAGACGGGCGGCGGTATGAAGAACGGCAAGCCCGTAAAGGTTGAAGAGGTAGTCGGAAACCCCATTCCCTGCAACCTCAAAACCATAACGCACAACCACAAGGGAAAGACCATTGACGGCGTATTTACGCAAGCCTCTTTCGAGGTGTTGATTGATGTTCCCGTGTTCTCGGCTGAAAGGGTCATTCTGACTGATAACCGAGGTGTGCGCTTGGGTGAGTTCCGGGTACAAGATATTCAGCACCTCGATTGTGTAAATGCTGTAAAAATTACCGTCTGATATGCCTATCAAGCGAATAACACCCAAAGGAGCAGCGAAAGCCTACCTTGACAAGCAGTTAAAGATGTGGCAGCAAGCCATAATCAATAACCTTGTGTATGTCGGGGAAAGCGCATTGAAGCAAGCCCGTAACGGACACCGCTATCAAGACCAAACGGGAAACCTTACAAGTTCCATTGGCTATGCGATAGTTGTAAACGGGCAAGTATTCAAGCAAAGCATTTTTGATGTTGTGAAGGACGGTAAAAAGGGGGCAAGCGAGGGCAAGAAATTCTTGCAGAAACTTATATCGCAGAACTCGAAAGGTATTGTGTTTATAATGGTCGCAGGAATGCCGTATGCGCAGTATGTGGAGGCAATGAGCCTCGATGTGCTGGACTCGGCAGAGGTAATGGCGAAGAAGATGTTACCAAATATATTCAAAGCATTGAAACTATAACGATATGGCAAGAAAAAACACTATCACGATTGAGCAGGAGATTTTGACGGCGTTAGAACCTCTCTTTGCTGGCAGAATTTCGGGTAGCCTCTATCCGAGCGACTGCCGCCCGCTCAATTCGCAGTTGGAAGATGTCGTTATCACGGTTTCAAGCGCATCTGCTGAACAAATCCAGGAAGGCAGGGCAAGGGTGAATATATATGTTCCCGACATTGACAACAATTCGGGACGGCTCGTGCCGGATAAGGAGCGACTTGAAGAACTCGCAGCACTCGACGAAGAGGTGCTTGCCGTTCTCAATGAAGCTGACACCGACTTCGATTTTGAACTTTTCCAAGCAACAGCCGCCATTGCTGACCCCAATATAAAGCAGCATTTTGTGAATATCAATTTAGAGTTTAAGTACATAACATTTAATTCTTGAAACTATGGCAAAGAAGAATATCAAAATGGCGTGGTCGAAGTGTACCATTGAAATTGGTAAGGCTGGCGACGACGGTTCTATGGCTACCGAGTTGACAAGTATCGGTACTATCAAGGACAAATCTTCAACGCTCGAACCTTCTGACGGCGAAACTCTCGAAGCGAAGGCAACGGGAGGTGAAACCGTAGCGAAGGAAGCGCAGGAAGGCGGTTTGACGCTCAAAACCCGCGTTATCGAACCCGAAGACACTCTGCTGACAACCCTCGGAATTGCAACGACCGAGGGCGAAGAGTTGAAGGTAACAACCCACCTCGTAGAAGGCGATTGGTCAGTTAAGGTTACACCGAAGAATGTAGGCGCAAAGGGCATCAAGGTTCCTTGCTCTACAATCACCTACAAGCCCGGCTGGAGCGAAGAGGAAGGTAACTACGCTGACATCGAGTTCGAGATTATCAAGGGCGCAGCAGGCTACTGGTACTCAAAGTTTACCAAAAAGGCTGCAGAGCAGACCCAGCAGTCGTAGAACGGTAGGGCTTTCGTCTATCGGATAGGACGCGCCGCCCAGCGGCGAAAGTCGGGTTCGACTCCCGAAAGCCTTCAAATTGAATTTTCAGTTATGGAAAGCATAGAGAAAAAAGTAACAGACGCAATCCTTCAACGTGCTTCTTTGAGCATTGAGATTGAAGGCAACGAATATCCGATCGCGCCCGCAACACCCGCGACGCTCATCCTTGTATCGGAACTCATAGCAGAAATGCCGGAGGTACGAAGCGAGGTGGATAACATATTGTTTGAAACGCTCCGTACAGCCCGCGACTGCAAGGTTGTAGGAAAGATTGTCGCAACGCTCATTCTTGGAGCAAAGCGAATAAAGGAGCATCGAACCTTGACGATTGAGAAGGTCAGCAACTCTCGCCATTTCTCTTGGCGAAAATTACGCTTTATAAACGAGGTCAAGAAGGAGTTCGAGGAGGTTAGCGAATTTGAACACCTCTCAACGCTGATACTTGAAAATTGTTCCCCTGCCACTATCGGGCAGGTAGTCAGCAAACGCCTAATCGATATGGGGTTAAGCGATTTTTTCGGGCTTACCACTTCCCTCAGCGAAGCAAATCTGCTAAAAAGCACAAAGGAAGTGGAAGCGACTCAATTTGGGGAATAGTTTACGGCTGGGCTAAACTCTTCGGAACAACGCCCGATTATGTGTTGTACGAAATGAGCTACGAGAACCTAATTATGTACGGTTGCGCGGCTCCCCATTACGACGACGAAGAGGACGATTGGGACGAGAGCCTGGACGCAAACAATCCCGACAATTTCAATAGTGATAACGACGACGAAGAGGAATTTGTACGATGAACAATCAAGACGGAAAAACATATTTCTCGCTCGGGATTAAGAACGCCCAATTACAGCGGGACGCAGAACAAGCGATAAAGATATTTAACGGCATTGGCGACGAAGCCGAGCGCGAAGGAAAGCGTATTGACGAAACCTTCAAGAACATCGGGAAAGCCGCCGCAGCCTATTTTACCGCAACTCAAATTTGGGAGTTCGGCAAATCCGTTGTGAACGCACGCAAGGAAATAGAATCGTTTGAAATCAGTTTTTCAACCCTTCTCGGTTCGGAGCCGAAAGCAAAAGCGTTCTTTGCAGAAATAAAAGATTTTGCCGTCAAGACACCTCTTCAACTTAACGATATTGCAGGAGCAGCGCAAACGCTTCTTGGTTTTGGTATATCTGCCGAGAAGATTATGCCTATTTTGCGACAGCTCGGCGATGTGTCTATGGGTAATGCGGAACGCTTCAAGTCGCTTGCTCTCGCCTTTGCGCAGGCTACAAGTGCTGGCAAATTGCAGGGTCAAGACTTATTGCAGATGATTAACGCAGGCTTCAACCCGCTTAATGAAATCGCCAAGAAAACGGGCAAAAGCATCGGTCAATTAAAAGACGATATGTCGAAGGGCAAAATATCAGCCCAAGACCTTGCGGACGCTCTCGCAAGCGCGACCGCACAAGGCGGTCAGTTCTACGGTATGCTGGAGAAGCAGAGCAAGGGCATTGAAGGCGCGTTGTCAAACCTCGAAGGCGCGTGGAACGACGCTCTGAATGAAATCGGAACATCGGCGCAAGGTGTGTTTACTGACGCTATCGGTTTAGCCACAGCGGCAGTTCAGAACTACGATGTATTCATTAAAACCATTCTTTCCCTCGCAGCAGCTTACGGAACATACAAGGCGGTTCTTATGGCGACCTATGTCATTCAGAAATCGCAGGTGCTTATTGAGAACATTCGCCTGGTAATGATGTTTCGCAAGGAACTTGGCTTGCTGACAGCCGCACAGCAGGCGTTCAACCTTACAGCGTTGAAGAACCCTTACATACTCCTTGCCTCTGTTATCGTCGGAACGATTACGGCTCTTGTCCTTTTCAATAAGAAGGAGGACGAAACCGCAAAGGTTATAGACGAATGTAACGAGAAAATCAAGCAGCAGGAAGCCGCTTTGGAGGAGTTGAAGAACCGCAAGGACGCTGTTTTGGAAGCGGAGAAGGAAGCCGCCAAAAGCACAGCAGACCAAATCAACCAAATTGAAATTCTCAACAATACTATTCACGATGAAACAGCCTCGATAGACGACCGCCGAAAGGCTATCAAGCAAATGCAGTCTATCGTGCCTAAATATCACGCAGAACTCGACGACGAAGGACGCTTGCATAGAGAGAACAAGAAAGCGATTGACGAGCATATAGAGAGCCTAAACCGCCTTGCGTTGGCAAAGGCTCTTCAAGCGAAGCGCGAGGAACTTGTTGCACAAAGAGTGAACGCAGAGTTAGATCGTCGAGCAGCGAAAAAAGAGGAGGCAGACGCACAGAAGGGTGTAGATGATGCAACGCGGAAGGTGTCTAACGAGCAAGCCGCCTACAACTGCCGTATGGACGAATGGGACAAGGCTACTATTGAAAGCGATAATTGGTTTGTTCGAGGCGCATTTGCAAGCACAGAAGGACAAATGAGCCGTCAAGGAACTGCTATGGCTGAAAGAACCGCATTGAACGCCGCAGAGAATAACCTAAAAGCCGCAAACAAGGTTCTTGAAGTTGCGCAGGGCGCGGTAGCCGTTGCGGACGCAAATATAGCAGCCGCACAAGAGGATATCGCCGTGCTGGACGAAATGATGAAGGACTATGACGAGGAATTGAAGAAAATCGCCAGCGGAAAGGTTACGACCACCGTTGACCCGAAGGAGGCGAAAAGATTTGCCAACTACACCTCATTGCAGGAGAAGCAAGCAATTGAAGCCGCCCGCGCCGCAAAGGATATGGAGTTTGCTGTTGAGCAATCCCGCATAGACGCTATGGCAGAGGGAAGTGAAAAAATCCTTGCTCAAATGAAACTCGACCACGCCAAAGAGCAGGAAGAGCTGGAGCGCGAGAAAGCCGACTACCTACAACGCAAGATTGACAACGCGAAGGCTGCTTTCGAGGCAAACCCGGCTAACAAAGACAAGGTTTTCGACGGTTCGGGGATAACCCTCACGAAAGAGGAAAATGACGCTTTCGAGGCTCGCAAACAAAACCTCGCCAAGAAGCAGTCTAATGACGCTCAAAACCTCGCCAAGAAGCAGTCTAATGACGCTCAAAACCTCG